GTAAAAACTGTTCAATATATTGATCCAAGGATTGAGCCGCAACCCGATCCTGTTTATGATTATGTGATCGGTCCTACTCAAAATCAATATTATAGGATTCCTGCAAGTGGTCTTAGTAATTCTAATATCACCTTTAATAACCTTACTACACTCGGTATCGATCGCGCATATCTTGATACATTTGAAATCGAACTTGGTGTTACAATGACTTTTCATGTTAATCAGACTATGTTACCAAATGAATTACATCCTGCTCCATGGGAGTGGACTTTTGATTCTTTCCCTTTTAATAAATGTTGTGATGAGGCACGTGTTAATATTAACGGTGGAGCTTTCTTTTCTCAACCTATGTCATATATTCGCGCAAAGGAAAGATATATGAATCAATATGAGTTGTCAAAATCATATGAAAATATATGTCCTTGTCATAGAGCTATTTGCCAAACAGAAAGTGGGCGTAATTATTGTGATTATGTATCGGATCAGAAAAATAACGGACTTAACCCAGCATATATTGATGGTAATAACGATGTTGTTCATGGGATGCCTACTATACAGGCAGAAGGGTTAAATCGTCAAAATTATTTTTATCCCGTAACAGCAGATGGTAAACTTACATCCTTAGCCTTTTCCGGTAATAGTATACCAACACGTTGTGGAATTGGTATGTTCAATTACATGCAGTCTAGTGAAGGTTTTATTGGCGGATTTAATAATTCAATTGTATCTCGTGGTGCTAAAGTAATTGGCACCGGTGCAAACCTTGAAGGATGGGAAAATTATAGGAAAACGGATGATCAAACTGTTGTCATTAAAGTTCAGTGGCGTGAACCACTATTTGTCTCACCTTTTTCTTCTCGATATGATGCAACATATGGTCGCCCACTATATAATATTACATCAATGGATTTTTCATTCACTTTACAGGATCTCGGTAATATGATTCGTGTTATAAATTATAACTCAGGTGATGATATTGCTGTTACGTCCTATGAGATTAATATCGATTCTGCAAGACTTTGTTATCAGGTTATGACAATCCCCCCCATCCTTAACAAGCCACTAACTACACTAGTACCATATCGTCGTTTTGTCCCATTTGTTACTGATTACTTTAAACCTTCAGCTGATAAACCCGATACAATTATCCCTACTACCGGCGCTACTATTCAGATAATGAGTGGTGTTTATACATTGAATGAAATGCCCACTGCTATTTGGGTATTTTGTGCACCAACGAAGGCAGATCTACAAACAAATAAACCTGATGTATGGTCAGATGGCGATGGGGATGCTAGTAATGTGATGCACCAGGGTAATTGGGATACAAATCGCCTGTTTGGCTATATTAAAAAGATCAATATTTCTATGGCGAATACAACACAAATTCTTGCAACCGCCGATGTACCAGACTTATATCGCATTGCAAAGGCTAATGGATGTGAAGATTCATATTGGTCTTGGGCATGTAATGATTGTGTCAACCCATGTAAATCTTCACTTTATCCAATTGAAGATCATGGAAATTTTGGAGTATCAGCTATGTATTTTGGTGCTGGATCTGTTCTTCGTCTTAAACCTGGAGTTGATCTTATTGTTCCTGATCAACCACTTATTCCTGGTGCAAATGCTAATAATATGGTATTTCAGTGTAGTTTGGAATGTTATATTCCACCACATTCCGCAAATCATGCAAAGTATTCTCTTTGGTTGTTGTTTGAATATGTTGGTGTTGCAGCTATTTCACCCGGTCAATGTGAAATTACAATGAATCCTCTTGGTTCAGGTGAAGTTATGGCTGTTTCACCCGTAATGTCTGCAACATCTGATGAAACAGAAGGTGAATTGGAAGGTAGTGGATTCTGGGATATTGTTAAACGTAGAGCACGTATTGCAGGCCATCGTTCTGATGATGGTATTATTTCGATGATTTTGAAGCGTCTTCCCGGTGCAAAGGGGGCTGTTGAATGGGCAGCTAAACATGGAGCTATTTCTGATGGAATAGCTCTAAAGCGTCCAAGAGCTGCTGTTAGTGGTGGTGCAACCGCTGGTGGTGCAGTTATGGGTAAAGGTCTAAATGACTGGGTGTAAATAAACATCCACATTCCTAATAAATTTAAATATGAGA